CAGCTGAAAGAACAATCTATGAATTTACATATGATTACTTTCAGAAGTATACTAAACCCCCAACAGTAGAAGCACTTCTCATAAACCTTGACAATTCGACAAGTATTAACGAGAATGTCGTCAAGGATTCAAAATCTATTGTAAAGGGTTTCGGTAGTGAAGAGTCGCCACAAGAATGGTTAGTCGATGAGACTGAACAGTGGTGCAAAGATAGAGCAATCTATATTGCAGTAATGGACTCAATCGAAGTGATCGATAAGAAGTCACAACGATCTACTGGTGAAATACCTGAGCTTTTGAAGGATGCACTCTCCGTGTCCTTTGACACCCATATAGGACATGATGTGTTAGAGGATGCAGATGATAGATTTGAATTCTATCATACGGAAGAAGAGAAGATTCCATTTGATCTTGAATACTTCAACAAAATCACAAAGGGTGGATTACCCAATAAGACACTGAACATTTGTCTTGCTGGTACAGGTGTCGGTAAGTCATTGTTCATGTGTCATATGGGTTCTGCAGCTTTGATGATGGGTAAGAATGTATTGTATATCACATTAGAAATGAGTGAAGAAAGAATTGCAGAGAGAATCGATGCAAATACTTTGAACATTCCTATGAAAGAACTTCCTGATATGTCTAAGAAGATGTATGATAAGAAGATCGAGAAACTCAAGAACAAAACAAAAGGTAAATTAATTGTAAAAGAGTATCCAACTGCAGCTGCACATGTTGGTCATTTCAGACATTTATTACAAGAGTTGGATATCAAGAAAGATTTCAGACCTGATATTATCTTCATTGATTATCTAAACATTTGTGCAAGTCATAGAATCAGGCCAGGCAGTGGTGCAAACTCATACACATTGGTGAAGAGTATTGCAGAAGAACTCAGAGGACTTGCAGTTGAATATGATGTACCTATTATGTCTGCAACTCAGACTACAAGATCAGGATACGGTTCAACAGATATTGGACTCGAAGATACATCAGAATCGTTTGGATTACCAGCGACAGCTGATATGATGTTTGCATTGATTACCAGTGATGAACTAGAAGAACTAGATCAGTTGGTAGTCAAACAGTTGAAGAACAGATACAATGACCCAACAATATTCAAGAGATTTGTAATTGGTGTAGATCGTGCAAGAATGAAATTGTATGATTGTGAACAAGAAGCTCAGGAAGAATTATTTGATTCTGCAGAAGAGTATGATGACAGTGTTCCAGTTGCAGATCGTGGAAGAGACAGATATTCGGACTTTAAGATATGATAAGAAAAAAGAATCTAAACAACAGAAGAAAGAGAGCCCTAGAAAGACTTTTAAAAGTCAAAGAACCTAATGACCGTCAAAAGAAGGAGATTGCAATACTCGAAAAGAGTATTAAAAACACTATTGACTCATGAGGTATCATGGGTTATAATGATAGATGGTACAAAAAATGGTTGGAAAAACTTTGAAATCTGATGAAGTAATTGAGAGTATTACCTATAAAATACAACTCAAGAAGTCGTTGAGGGAAGCCAAGAAAAATGGTGACACTCGAAAGGCTGATCTCATCCAACTAAAAATCGATCAAATAGAAGACAAACTTAAGTCGTCACCCCTCTCTAAAACCTAAATAGTCTAGTATAACTATTTTTAGGAGAACATTCACATGGCATGGGCAGACGATATTGCTTTATTAAATTTAAGAATTGCACGACAGCAACGATTTGTTGACTGGTTAGAGGGTGTCAACAGTAGTGTTCATGGGCCTAGAGGTGCAAATGCCGATTGGGCAAATGCTTCACATACGGATGGTTGTGACCCTGATGATGCAGTTGCAGCTGCTCATAGATGGACTGGGACAGGTGGTGCAGACGCATATTTTGCATGGTGGAGAACACAATATCCTGATGCAGATGAAAACTCAACTGGAGTAGAAGGTGGTGTATATGATGCATGGAAACATTGGTCAGATAATGGTTCCGACATTTCGAGTGAAACAGGATTTGCAGAGAAACTTGCAGCTCATAAACAGAACATTACTGATCTCACAACTAAGAGAGACCTTTTACAGTCAAATATTGATAATGGTGTTGAACAGAGAGACGCACCCGAATAAAAAAAATCATAAATAGTAGTATTACACAGGAAAATGTGATATAATACTATTATGGGTGCAAAGAACTTACATTTAGAACATTTAGAAGACGAGATCATCAATCAAGGTATTGATGGTGGTCGTGGTGCAATTAACTTTCTTCAAGGTCTAAGAGACATGTTGAAAGGTAATGCAAAGTCAGGTGTCAAGATGACAGTTAAATGGGATGGAGCCCCAGCAATATGGGCTGGCCCTCATCCTGAGACGGGACAATTCTTTGTTGCAAAGAAATCACTCTTTACCAAAGCACAACTTCACTACACCTCAGAACAACAAATCAAAGATGCACCTGAACTCTCAGGTGATCTACAAACCAAATTCCTAGAAGCATTCAAACACCTTTCAAAGTTAAACTTTAGTAAGATACTACAGGGTGATTTGATGTTCACATCAAGTGATAAGAAGATGACTACTATTGATGGTGAGTCATTCATAACATTTGGGCCAAATACAATTACATATGCAGTTCAAACAAAATCAGAGCTCGGAAAGAAAATTGCATCTGCAAAATTAGGAATCGTATTCCATACCACATATACTGGTTCTACGATAGAGGATTTAGGAGCTTCTTTTGGTGCAGATACATCTAAACTAGGAAATAGTTCTGATGTATGGGTAGATGATGCAGAATATAAAGATGTTAGTGGTAAAGGTTCCATGACTGCATCTGAAACAGTTAAACTTACTGCAGAGTTATCTAAGGCAGGAAAGGCATTCCATGGTATCAAGAAGAAAGACTTAGAGAAGTTCAGAGAATTACAAACTGCAATTGCAAAGAAAGGAGCTGGTGCAACATATAAAACTTATTGCAATTCACTTATCCGTCAACAAAAATATAACCCATCATATGATGGGTACATGAAACACTTCGAGAGCTACTGGGAAGATAAAGTAGTTGGTAAGGTAAAACAAGAAAAAACAAAACAGATCAAGAGAGAGATTGGTGAACAGTTGGCTAATGAAATGAGGTCTCTCAAGAAGTTTTTAACAAATCTTACTGCATTCATGGGACACTTGGTTGTTGCAAAACAAATGATTATTGATGTCCTAAATAGAGTAAAGAGTATAGGAACATTTAAGAAGACTGCAAATGGTTTCGAGGCAGTAAACCCCGAAGGATATGTTGCAATCGATAGAAAAGGTAGTGCAGTCAAACTCGTAGATAGAATGGAGTTTGCATTCAATAACTTCACTGCACAAAAGGCATGGGACAAATGAAGACATTTAACAGATTCATATCAGAGGCAAAAGAGAAAAGTTGTACATTTACTTTTGGTAGATTCAACCCGCCTACAACAGGTCATGAGTTACTCGTAAAGAAACTTATGAAAGTTGGGTCAGGTACAGATGTATTATTGTTCTCATCACATTCAAACGACAAAAGAAAGAATCCACTTAATCATAGAGATAAGGTCAAGTACCTTAAAAAGTTCTTTGGTAGAATCGTTGTCGATGCAAATGTTAAAACAGTATTTGAGATTGCAAACTATTTGCAAGAACAGAAATATGTAAATGTAAATATGGTTGTAGGTTCAGACAGAGTCAAAGAGTTTGAAATGTTATTGACCAAATACAACGGAGTTAAAGCAAGACACGGTTACTACAAATTTAAGAATATAAACATTATATCAGCTGGTGAGAGAGACCCCGATGCAGATGATGTATCAGGAATGTCTGCAAGTAAGATGAGACAGTTTGCAGAAGATGGAAACTTCGAAGAGTTTAAGAAGGGTGTTCCATCTAAAGGAAAGAACCTTGCAAAGAAACTATACGATGATATAAGAAAAGGTATGGGTATCAATGAAGGTAATCTACCTGAATACATGATGGAAGATTTAATTACAGAGGGTGTATATGACCCAGGCGTATTCAAAGCAGTATTCCTTATGGGTGGGCCAGGCAGTGGTAAATCTACAGTAGTAGATGGATTATCATTAAAGGCATTAGGTCTTAAACTGGTAAACACTGATAAGGCATTCGAGAATGGATTAAAGAAAGCTGGAATGTCTCTTGATCTAAGAGGTGCAGACTTTGATAAGGTTGACCCGATTCGTGCAAGGGCAAAGAAGGTCACTCATAAGAATATGGATAATTATATTGCTGGTCGTCTAGGAATGATCTTTGACACCACAGCTGCAAACAAATCTAAAATTGTCAGTTACAAAAAGATGTTAGATAAACTAGGATATGAATACAAAATGGTATTCGTTATGACTTCTTTAGATAATGCACAAAAAAGAAATGATATGCGTGCAAGAAAACTTCCTCCTGAAATAGTAAAAGGAGACTGGGAAAAGGCAAACAAACATGCAGAAGAGTTTAAGAAATTGTTCGGTAAAAACTTTATACCAGTAAGTAACAATGATGATATTGGTACATTAAAGAAGAAGACTAATGCATTATACTCAAAGATGTTAACATGGACATCATCATACCCTAGTAACAAACTTGCTCTTAAGTGGAAAGAGAGAATGTTATTAAGAAAAAGGGATAAATAATACTATGTCAGCAAAAAAGTACAGAGATTTTTTAAAGGAAAACAACTTAGATACAACTGAGGGTAAACTCGTATCTGATTGGGGTTCTATACTTAAAGTTATTACAGATAAGATTCAATCTAAACTAGGTAAAGAATATCAGAAGAATCCTGAGAAAGGTGTTGCAATGATTAACACCATAGGTGCAATGGTCGGTGCAAAAGTTACTGATAAAAAACAAATGAAAGGTAAATTATTCCTTAAGTTTGGTGACCCTATAGACGAAACAATCGAAGAGAATAAAGCTGCAAAACTACTAAAGAAA